AGCACGGTGTCGTTGCCCACGAAGATTTCGTAGATTGCGCTCATGCAGGTTCTGCCAGTAAGGGTTGAGGGGTCGAGGCCTGCGCGCGCCGCGTGGCCAGCTTCGCGCCGAGCTGCGGATACATGGCAACGTGCAGCGGCCGGTTCGGCAGCAGCGCAGCGCGTGCTGCCAGCTCGCCGCCACATGCGGGGTAGATCGCCAGGTGCGCGGACAGGTTTCCGGCGACGACCACGTCGGTAACGTCGCCGGGCGCAGCAGCCTCGCCGACCGTGGCGTACTGCGTGCGCATACCGTCGCAGGCGTCGAACGCATTGGCGCGCTCGAACTGCGCATCCTCGTTCTCGCCGTAGGAGTCCTGGGCGGCGTCGGCGATGGCCTGTTCGTTCGCCAGTGCGTAGACGGCCCGGTCCGCGCCGAGAAGATCGCCGGCGTGCCCTGCTTCGAGCATCGCCGCGCTGCGCGCCACGATTGCGTCGATGAAGTCGTTCGCGGCCGCGATGGCGTCGGAGCTGGAGCGCGCCGTCGTGCGGGCCGTGCTTGCGTCCTGCGCACTGGCCGCTTCCAGGACTTGCTTCGTGCCGTCGACGGTGCCTTCGGCCGTGACAAGCGCGTTGGCCGCTTCGAGGATCGAGGCGTTGCGCGCCGAGCTGGCCGCTTGAACCGCGCTGGCCTGGGCTGCGTCGGCCTGCGCTGCTTTTGTTGCCGTGAGTGCCGCCTGCTGCGCCGCTGCTGTGAGCGGTTCGGTGCGCTGCCCGTAGACGGCGCGCTGCGCGGCTGCTGCGTCGGTCGCCGCTGCCGCTTCGTTATGTGTCGCATTGCACCGGGCACTCGCGCCCTGCGCTGTCTGCGCGCTGGCCGGTTCCTGCCGCGCCGCTGCGGTCGCCAGTGCGCCAGACGACGAGTCGAGCGGTGCGGCCGATTCGGCGACGCTCCTGCTGCTGCGTGTGGTGCCGCTGCCGGTGTCGCTGGCGGTGGCCGGTTCCGACCGTGCGGCGACGGCGTGCACGGTGGCGGTGGCGGTACTGCCGGCGTTCGCCGCTTCCACCTGGGCCGGGTTGTTGGCGGTCAGGCCCTGCTCGATACTGGTCGCGGCTGCTGCCTCGCTGACAGCGGCCGTGCGGTGGCTGGTCGCGCCGATCTGGTCGGCCGCGCTGGCCGGTTCCGTGACGGTTGCCGTCGTGAGCGTGCCCACGCCCTGCGTGGTCGAGGCGGTGGCCGCTTCGGTGATCGTCGCTGCGACACTGGCTGTCGCACCCTGTGCGGTGCTGGCCGCTGCCGGGTTCGAGATCGCGGCCGCCGTGCCCGCGAGCCGGTCCTGCGCTGCTGCTGCGCTGGCCGCTTCCGTCCGTGCAGCTGCTGCCTGCGCTTGCCCGCCCTGTGACGCCGCTGCACTTGCCGCTTCCGTTGCCGTGGCCGAAGCCTGCCTGGCAGCACCCTGCGCGCTGGCGGCAGCGGCCGTTTCCGCTACCTGGGCGGCAGTGGCGCCCTTGCGCGTGCTCGATTCGGTCGCCGTCGCCGTCTCGGCCACGGCGGCAGCGGCGTTGACGGTGGCCGAGGCCGAGCTGGCCGCGCTCGCAGCTTCGGTGACGCTGTCCTGCACGTTGTTGCCAGCCGAGCTGGTGACGGTCGCCACGAATGGCTGGCCGTTGTACGACGTGTCGAGGCCTGCGCCGCCCGCGCTGCCGCGCGCGAGCTGGACGAACGGCTGGCCGTTGAAGACAACGTCAAGGCCAAGAATCGTTGCTTGGGTGGGCGCAGCCATCGGTCCCTCCCTTTACGCGATTACGAGATCGTCGATCCAGAAATTGTTCGTAGCGCCGACGCCGTCCCAGCAGTCGAAGAACACTTCGAGGACGCCGGTTTCGGTCGGCGTGACCGTCAGCGCGCTCGACAGCGCCCAGGTGTTGATCGTCGGCTCGCATGCGACCGTCACGTCGCTTGGCACCCCGGCGAGCTGGCCGCCGGCGATCCTGAGACGCCCCTTGATGTTGACGTTGTCGCGGCGCGTGTTGATCTGCACTGACAGCGACGTGTTCGCGGCCACAGCGACCTTCGCCACCGAGAGACTCAGAGGATAGGCGCTGTTGCGGTTCGTGCTCGCTGGCCGGAACTTCCACGCAATCCCGCTGGCGGTCTTTCTCTGGTCGGTGGCCGAAATGATCGTGCCGCCGTCGGTCGTAATCAGGTGGGTGTCAGCAACACCGTTGACGCGTTCGCAGAAGATCGTCGAATTGTTGAACGTGCTGGTTGCGGCAAACGGCGTCGTGTCGCTCGCGGTGAAGTTGCGCAGGACGGACAGGCCGGAATTCAGCGCTGTCACACCCGCGCCGTTGCCCGAAGTCGTGCCGCCGAGGATTTTCACCCCGCCGGATGACTGCAAGTTGACGCCGGCAACCGTGTTGTTGTTCGCGTTGACGAAGCCGACCGTGCCGCCATCGCCCGTGGTCAGGCCCGACTGGTTCCCGTTGGCAGCGGAAATAGTCCCAATCGTCGTCATCGACGCGGCTGCGACGCCGGCTGACTGATTGTTGTTGGCCTGGACGACCGTGCCGATGCTCGACCCCGCTCCGAGGTTGACCCCGTTGCCCGGTGTCGAATCTGCCCGCGAGATCGTGGTGATCGTGCTGCCGCTGCCGATGCTGATGTTGTTGGGCGCGTTATGTGCTGCCAGGTTGTCGGCCGTGGTCTGCCAGCCGCTGAGCTGGATATTGGTCCCCGAATTGTGAATGGCCGACAGCGACCCGATGTGCTGCGCGAAGGACGATCCCGCCGAGTTCGTGAAACCGATGGAGAACCGGACAAAGTTGATCTTGTCGAAATTCAGGTAGGAACGGACGTTGCCATTGTCGGTCATGCCAGTACCGCTGCCGTTCTGACCGTCGAACCACGTCTCGCCGGTTTGCGTCGACATGTCGGTCCGGTTCCAGCCGCCGGAATAGCTGATGTAGTTCGAGGCAGAACTGCCGCCCTTGTTCGGCGTCATGAAGATGCCGCCGCCGATCTGCATCGGTGGCTTGGTCGTTTCCCGCTTGTAGAGCGGCACGGTTTCGGTGACGCCAGCATAGCCACGCTGCAAGGACGACGACGCCGGGATCGCGTTGGCAATGTACTCCAGCATGATGCGCGTGTCGTTGATCGACTGGATGCCCCACCAGGCCTCCGTGCCCGTGTTCTTGCTGATGAGGGACGCCAGCGTCAGCGAGTCCGCGCTGCCGGAAGCCTTGCACGCGATGATGTTATCGAGCAGGAAGGTCTGGGCGCCGTTGTCGGTGTTCACGTAGAGCGCGACCGACTTGATGGCGGCGCTCATGTTCGCCCCGAGGTCCACGACGACCTGCGACCACTGATTCAGGGTTGCGAGGGCTGGCACGTTCAGGGTGTGGACGCCGGTGACGCCTGCGGTGTCGGTGCACAGCTTCAGGCTGACCGCTCCCGCAGCGCCGAGCGTGCCGGCGGTCTGCTTGATCCAGAACGCCACCTGCTGGTAGCCGGAGAGGTCGAGCGTGCCGGTCGGGAAGAACGCGGCCAGGCCGGTCGTGAAGGCGAGCGCGATCGCCACCTGCTGGCACTCGCCGCCCTCCTTGAAGTCCGACTGGATGACGGTGTTGGTGACGTTGGCCGAGGCCGACCAGTTCGGCTTTTGCCCCTGATTGCCGATGAGCGCGATGTTCTTCGTCACGGGCGCGGCCAGGCGCACCACGCAGTTGTTGATCTTGCGCACCGTGCCGGTGGAGCCGCCCACGCCATTGCCGGTCGAGTTCGTACCCTGCTCGGTTTGGAGCGTGATCGCATTGCTGCCGTTGACTGCCGAGACGGTCCAGATACCGTTAGCGTTCGTGTTGGTGCCGTGGCCGTTGATGACGACCGTATCGCCCACGGCCGGGGCCAGCGACGTGTAGTTCGCGGACAGCAGGGAAATGGTGATCGGGCTGGTGTTCGTGCTACTGAGGATCGGCCGCGTTGCGCCGAACGGGCCATCCGTCCACGTTGCGTTCTGCCCCATGGCGGTCGGGTCGGGGCTGGCCTTGATGCGGATGATGTCGCCGTCGGTATGACGGGCAGCGGTGACACCAACGTTGACCGTCTTCCATGCGTCGGCCATGGACGATCCGCCCCTCGGGGTGGCGGTGCCGTTGTTGTCGGCCGTGACCTGCCAGACTGCGCCGTCCAGGTCGAAGTTATCGGCATCGACGACGGTGATCTTCCATGCGAAGTTCAGCCAGGAGCTAAACAGCGACAAGTCCACCACGGCGCCAGTGACCAGGCCGTGGCCAGGCTTGTTGCAGCGCGTGATCGTGCCAGACGGGTTCGACACCGTCACGGTCGTCAGCGCCGTGCGGGCCGCATCGTTCCCGAGGTCGGGATCGAGGTAGAAGACCGCGTTCGAGTACGGCATTACTCGCCGTGCGCCGCCAGGACGTTAGCCCAGCTATCGTGCAGCACGCTCATGCGCGCCGCCACGCTGTTGTACTCCGTGGGCGTCAACCCGAAGGCGTCTTCCATCAGGGCGTCGGACAGGTCGTTTGCGTTGACGCGTTCGATCAGCCAGTACGCCAGCATGGTCGCGTCGAGCCCGCTGGCGTCGCGGTAGCGGGTGCGAAAGCGCGCTACCAGCTCCTCAACCGTCTGCCATCGCAGGTTCAGAGAGGTATAGGGCGCGCCAACGACTGCCTCGAACTCTGCTTCGGCAGCGGCGATGTTCTTCGACACGGCCAATTGCACGCCGGCTGCGTCAGCCTCTTCCACGGTCGGCTCGGACGAGAAGTTGATCCAGAACCCTTCCGGGTTGTAGCCGTCGTGCAGGACGACGAGGGCGACCCAGCTGCCCCACTGGTTCTCGATATGATCGGTTTCAACGAAGGTCCACATGATAGCTCCTTGGCTTCCGGTTACAGGCTTGCGCTGTACGTGACACTCAACGTGTCGCCAGCGCCCAGGACCTTATCGCCGAGCGAGAACAGGCCAGCGGAGTACAGGACGCCTGCGGTTCCATCCTTGGCCGAGGAACTGGCCAGGAAGCAGCCCTTGGTGGTGCCGGGGCTGGTGATCGTGAAGACGACGGCCGCGCTGGTGGCCTTGCTGCCGGCAGCGGCTGCGGAGAAGGTCGGCGCCTGGCGCGTGCCCTCCGAGTAGGCCGGGGCATTGGTGCCGCCGGCTTCGAGCCAGCCCGCGTGCGAGGCCATGGTGTCGCCGGCAGCGACGGCGGTGTAGCTGGCCGACGAGATCAGGCCGATGTACCACGAGGCGGTGTAGCCTGCGCCTGCCAGGTACTTGTCGAGGGCGTCGTTCTTGCCTTGGGTGGTGACGAGGTTGTCGATCTGATCGATCCATTTCAGGGAACCGTCGGCGGCACGGCATTCGACCGTGTAGTGGCCTTCGGCTTGTGCCTGTTCGCCGGTGCCTGCACCGCGCAGGACGGTTGCGCCGCACACATCAATGCCGTTAGCTTTTTCCACGGTGTTTCTCCAGTCGGTTGGGTGTCGCAAAAAAAAACCCGCACCTGGTTGCCCGGTGCGGGTTTTAGAAGTGCCCCGCAGCGCGGGGCATCGAGACACGGTTAGTTAATCGGGTGCTTCGGTGAAGGTGACGTAGTACTTTTTGCCGACGACAAGGCTGTCGAGGACGGCGGGATTCATGATCGTGGCGTTGAAGTCGGCGCACGGGGTCCAGTGGCCGAAGATCGCGTTCTCGCTCATGGCCTGCTTGTCGCTGGAGCCTTCCCACACGGCGCCGAAGCGCACCTGGGCGCATGGCAGGGGTTGGTTGTCCTTGTCGAAGCCGTTGCCGCGTGGGCCGATGTGATGCAGTTGCAGTTTGCAGACCATAACGTCGCTCATGACGTGTTCCTCTCTATAGGCAGCCCGGGACGGGCGGGATATAGGGGTGTTGTGGTACGGTCTTGCGCCCCTGCTGGAAGTGTTCTGGAAATTCGGGACGAGCGAGGGCCGCCAGGGCCGCCGTCCTCGATTGCACGGTTTGTCGCTGCCACCCGAAGCCGGGTAGTCGCCCGAATTATGCGGAGTCGAAAGGGCCAGAAACCATCCACTACAGCACCGATACGCTCAGCAGTGCCGCCAGAATACGGAACAGGCCTCCCCAATTCAAGCCCCTTTTTTTCGCTGTTGTGTTTACGCATGGCACCATTTGGGGATTGAGTTTGCGCGTCGAACGTGTTTTCGCGCGCGCGCGCGTTAGAGCCGAGTTTCGGCGTCCTCGCGGTCGCTGCGCATCTTCTTGCGAGCGCGTGCGACGGCGCGGTCCATATCCATTTGCAGTTCTTCGACCATATCGAGAACGTAGTCACGCAAGGCCGGGTTGCAGCGCAGTTCGGTCTGCCCGCTGCCCCTGCACAGCGGGCAATCGCGCTCGGCGAGGACAGGCGCACCGAGCACCTTGACCCGTTTCAGCCCTGTGCAGGCCGGGCACAGCGAGTTGATCCAGCGGTGCAGCGACAGGAACGCGACCTTGTCGATTGCGATATGCACAGGCCAGGTACGGCGCACGGCCTTGGTCGAGACGATCCAGGTCCACTGGTCGAGCAGGCGGCGATAGCTGCTCACGTCGTTGGCATACTTGACGCGAATGAGCAGTGCGCCGAAGTTGGTCGACATAGCAACGGCCATCAGCACGTCGGCGCCCACGTGCAGCGCGTCGTTGCGCAGATTGCCCGAAATCGTGGCGCGGGCGTAGCGTTCAGCCAGGGACATTGGAACTCCTTAGACGAGCTTGTAGGTGTTGAGGATGAGGTCCATGGCGCGGTCGATGCGATGCGCCTCCAGCTCGCCACGGCTGCCGACCAGGTGGGCGATCAGGGCGTGCACTTCGCGCTGCCGATCAGGGCTCGCGCAGAGGACGAGGCGCATCATGCGGTAGCGGCGCGCATCGCGGGTGTCGGCTTCGGCTTGGGTCATCACGTCTCCAGAATGTCGATGTTGAACAGGGCCTTCATGAGGTGTTTTTTTATCTTGTAGACCCGGGTTTGCACGCCCTTCACGTCCTCTGTGATGGTCTTGCCGGTCGCCACGTCGGTGTAGCCGAAGTCCGCGATGTAGCGGATTGCCGGCGTAGCGCGCACGGCGCCGAAGAACTTCACGGCCGGGACCAGCTCGAACGTCACCTGGCGGCGCAGGTCCGTGATCTCGCCGGCCTGCTGCAAGCGGCGCAGGTCCGTCCAGCGCGCCGCCTCGGCCTTCGAGTCGAAGACGATCCCGTCGACTTCCGTCTTGCGGTTGCGGTACTTGGTGCCACGCGTCTTCATTCGCCACCTCCGCAGCTGCCGCCGTCGGAGCTGCCGCCTCCGTCCGAGCTGCTGCTGCTGCCGCTGTCATGGCATGACGCGCTCGATGCGGACAGGCTTGGGCTGCTGTCGGCGCTGACGTAGGTCGGCATGCTCGGCCAGGTGGTATCCGTCGCCGACGTGCTGCGCACTGGCTCGTCGACCTTGCGTGGTTCGTCGGCTTTGCGCGGCTTGCTGGCCGGTGCGAGGTGGGACCGGGCGCGGCGCTCGGCTTGCATATCGACGATGGTCTGCTTGCGCAGGCGTTCGGCAAGGCCGTGCTGTTCGCGCTCGGCCTGCAGGGCGCGTTCGAGGTCGGCGCGTAGCCGCTCTTGCGCGCGGGCCTTCATCGCGCGGGCCAGAGCGTCGCTACGCTCGACGATCTCTTCGACTTCGCGGCGCAGGCGCTCGGCGTGGTAGGCGCGCGTCCATGGGAAATATTTCAGCAATCCGAATCCGATCATCGCGCGCTCCTAGTTCTGGGTGTTGGTGGTCGTGGCGAACGGGGCGTAGACGCTGGCGACGCCGCGCAGGTCGTTGCTGCCTTCACGCATGCCGCGCGACGAGACGAAATGCTTGGACGAGAGCGGCCGGAACTCGGGGCGTGTGCGCGGCGGCACGACGGGCACTTCCTCCGCTGCCGGGCGCTCGATCATGTGGAAGTGTTCGAGCAGCTCGTCGCTCGCTTTGATCCGCGGGCCGACCTGAACGGCGCAGCCGCGAACGACCAGGTTGGCGTACACGTCGGCCAGCTCGGGAACCGTCATGCGCAGCTTGCCGTGCAGCTCGACGCCTTCATGCGGGGTGATGCACGCGCCCGTGATGAGCACGTCGATAATCTTGCGTTGCCGCGAGTTACGCTGGGGCAGCTTCATTTCTGCGTCTCCTGGGTGTCGATCGGGTCCATGCCTTGGACGGCCAGCCATGCGGCGAGCCTGATGTAGTTGTTCTCGGGGGTCTGGCGGTAGCCGTGCTGAATGGCCATGCCAAGGGTGGCGATGTAGTCGCGGGTGTCGCCGCACGTGCGCAGCGGCGCACGCCACTCGGCGCGCTCGGCGTCGGTCCATCCGTAATGGCGCGCGACCACGTCCAGCGCGCGCACGGCGCGGGCCAGGCGCGGCACGTCGGCCATGGCGGCCGCGTCCCCGCGAACGCGTGCCTTCTCGGCTTCGCATTCGGCGTGCGTCCAGTCGAAGAAATGAGCGACCCGGTTGAAGTCGATCAGAAATTCGCGCGACACGCCGATCCGGCGCGCGGCCGGCGGCATGGGACGCTGGGGACGCGGCGCACGCTGCATCAGGCGGCCTTGTTGCCCTTGGCTGCGGTGTTCGAGGTGAACGCCGCATCGAAGGCGCTGCCGCCGGTGCGCAGCGTGGTGGCCATCGTGTTCATGTTCCCGTAGGCCTCGGCCATGCCCGCCGAGGTCGCGCCGACGACGCTCGTGAAGGCCGGGTTGATGCCCATGGTGATCCCTTCCTCGAAGGCCTCGGGATCGGCGGCCTGATACACGAACGTCCAGCCCATTTTGTCCTGCTTGTGGGAGATCGCCTGGAGCGCATCGGCCTTCGTGAACTTCACGCTTTTTGCGTCCTTGCCGTCGGTGATGATGTTGACCAGGACCTTGTCGGCCCAGGTTTCACCGCCGATGCGCGCGCCCTGCTCGGCCAACACCTGGACGATGGTGTCGTACAGGTAGGTGGAGCCGCCGGGGATATACGAGCCGAGGGTCAGGTGGCCGATGTGCTGGATCGGCACTGCCTCGTAGAGCATCTCGATCTCGTGGTTGAACTGGACGAGCGTGATACGCGCCTTGCCCGGCAGGGCCTTCTGGTCGGTGAGGAATGCGTTGTAGCCGCCGATGATGTCGTTGCGCAGCTCGTTCATGGACCCGCTGCGGTCCAAAATGTTGATGATCTCGATGTTCATGTGGTCCCCTAGTTAGTGGTACTGCATGCCTTCTTAGCTCTGTGCTACCGTCTGCGCTCCCCGCTACCCTGATGGTGGGCAGACGTAGCCTTCCTACGTCTTCCTTTACGCGCTACCCGGACGGAGCCGCACGACGTGGTAGCCTTTCGTGTCATGGGTGCTGCCTTCGCCGCCCATCGCCTCTGTCTCAGACACATATCCCGCAGTCGAGGCCTCTTCACGTACCGCTGCCGTTATTCCGATCCGACCAGTACGCTGCTGTGCTGCTAATCCCGCTAATCCGCTAATCCTGTTTCGCGCGGCGCAGCCGCATGATTTCGGCTGCGACCGGCAGCAGGCCGGCGCGCACGTACCAGTCGTTGGCGTCTTCGCCCTCGACGGGGCTGATGCAGTACGGGACCTTTGCCGCCTCGACGGCCCCGATGCCCTTGCCGCTCTTGTCGTTGTCGGCGAAGGCGAACTTGCGGCCTTTGACCTGGCTGGCCACGTGGGTCAGGTTGTGCGCCGAGAAGCACACCAGCACGCAGGCGTTGGCATTGAGCGAGCGCAGGGCCATTTCGACCGTCAGTCCCGTCGCATAGCCCTCGACCAGCCAGGTTTCAGCCGCGCGCGGATTCCCGAGGCGGAACACGGCACCTTTGGCGCGCATGCCCTTGCTGAACTTCTTCTTCCATACCCGTTCCTCCATGAGGAACCAGATGGTCTGCACGCCCACCAGGTGGTTCGTGTCGACCGTGCGCATGGGCACCAGCAGTTCGTGTTCCTCGTTGACCAGGCCCTGCACATGACCCAGCTTCTTCGAGCCGAGGTACGGGTGTTCGCCCGGCTTGCACTTCTTGAGCTTTGCGGCCGCCACGTGCGCGGCGCGCTGGGCCAGCTCCAGCTCTTCTCTCTCGCGGGCGCGCTTGCGCTCGGCCCAAACGCGCTTGTCTTCTTGCGTGAAACCCTTCGCGTTCGGGTTTTCGTACCAGTGACGCTCGTCGCTGACGGACCAGTCCTGGACCCAGCCGCGCTCCCCGTTCCACAGGTAGGCGCCGTCCTCGCGGCGCGGGTGCGCCTCGGTGGCGCAGCGACGGATTTTGTCGCTTGGGTAGAGGTCGGGCAGGATCAGGCCGTACAAGGCGGCGAATTGGGTGAAGGTCATTTCGCATTCCTGAAGGCGATCCGGTTCGCCGTGTGTTTGTTGAGCACGCCCCGGCTGACGACAACGTCGCGCACCGCGTGGAAGTCGGGCAGGTTGCGCGGGAACGAGCCGGTAATGCTCTTGTAGAGGTGGGCTGCGCGCGACGGTGCGGTCTCGGGACGGCCGCGCGTGTTGCGGATCAGGGTGACGCACTGGTCCCACACGCTGGCGGCGTCGCCCACCTTGGCGCGCCCGACCTTGAACTCGACCATCTGGCCGGGCACGACGCCGGCCGGGTTCTCTGGCAGAATCTCGAACCCGCAAGCCATGCAGCGCTTGAGGAACGGCTTGTACTGGCACTTCGGGCACCCCTTCGGTTCGGCCCCGTCGCTGTCCTTGCGCACTTCGCGGTCGAGCTTTTCCCCCATATCGAGCGAGGCCAGGCCGTCGTGGTAGATCGCCTCGAAGTCCTCGGCGAAGCGCACGATGTTGCCCGAGAAGTCCAGCAGCAGCATTTCGGTCTTGCCGGTGGCCGGCGAGGAACGCAGGCCACGGCCCCACATCTGGATCGCCGTCGACAGGGACTTTTGCAGCGGCCTCGCGTCGCACACGCAGGCAACGTCCGGCACATCGAAACCCTTGGCCAGGGCTTCGACGGAGATCAGGACGCGCACAATCGAGTCGGGCTTCCCGTATTCCTTGAGCAGTTCGGCGCGCTCGGCGTCGGTGGTGTGCGATGTGAAGAGTGCAGCCAGGACACCCGCCTCGTTGAAGGCGCGGCACATCGTCTCGCAGTGCTCGATCGTGGCGCCGAAGACGATGGTCTTGCGATTGTCGGCGTGCCGCAGCCACTCCTTGACCACGTCGCCGACGATCTTGATGCCGCGCTCGCCGGCGGCCTTGTCGGTCCATTCGCCGCCGGCGGTGGCCGCGCCGCGCATGTCGATGCGCTTGCAGGTAAGGACGCGCATGGGGACCAGAACGCCGGACTCGGTCAGGTCTGCCATGGTCGTGGCGTTGACCAGGTTCGAGAACAGGTTCCCGAGGCCCTTTGAGAATGGCGTGGCCGACAGGCCGATCACGGCCGCTTCGCAGGTCTGGATATACTTCGTCCAGACGGACAGCTGCGTGTGCGCCTCGTCGATGATGATGAGGTCGGCGCGCGGCCAGCGGCGATTAGCAAGGGTCTGTGCGGAGGCGATCTGGAACAGGTTGTCCGGGTCATAGCGCAGGCTGTCAGCCATGACGACACCATGCGACAGGCCCAGCGAATCGGCGACGTTCGAGGTCTGGTTGATCAGGGTGCGGCGGTCGGCGACGAAGATCGCGCGGCGGCCGCGCTGGAGCGCCTCGCCGATCAGGAACATGCCCAGGATCGTTTTGCCGGACCCGGTCGGGCTCATCACCATCTGGCAGCGGTGGCCGGCCATGAAGCCCTCGCGCAGCTGCTGACGCGCCGTGACCTGGAACGGTCGCGGCGTGATGCGGGAAAGACCCGAGCCGGGCGCGAACTCAGGCTGCATCGCCCACCACGCCCAGCTGCTTCTCAGCCTTCTCGGCACGCTTCTTCCAGTACAAGACCAGACGTGCGCGCTCGTTGTATTCGTGGGCACGCGCGACAAGCTCGCGGTCGGCCTGCTCGGCGACGGCGCGGTAGCGCGCGACTTCGGCCATCGACGCCTTGACCTGGTCATCGGCCTCGAAGACGCGGGCCATCATTTCGTTGTCGGCCAGCAGTGCAACCATCGCGTCCTTGAGGTCGTCCAGTTCCTCGCGCAGCGCCGCATTCTCGGCCGCCAGTGCTTCCACGTCGGTGACGGCGACCGCGCCCTGTTCCGGCGTCAGGCGTGGGGTGGCGATCTCGGGCTTCACGTCCTCGGCCGCCACTTTCGGCGGCTTGGGCGGCGTGACCGTCTTGGCCGCTGCGTTGATCGACAGCTCGCCGGTGCGCACCTGCTCGATCACGTCGGCGCTGGCCTTTTCGATGATCTTCTCGACCTTGCTGACGGTGTTACTACCAACGCCTGCCGCCTTGGCGATCGCATCGCGGGTCGTGCTCGAACCCTCGGGCGAATTCGCCCGAGGGTCAGGCTTGCCAGCCAGCATGCGGGACCTGGCCTGCGCTTCCAGCAGTGGCTTGCGTTTCAGGGCGAGGGCAACCCGAGCGAAGTCGGTCATGTTGCGCTTGCCGAGCTGGTTGTCGATCATCCAGAGCATGGCGTCTTCCTTCGTCGCCAGGCCAGTCTTCTCGACCGTCGTGAACGGCAGGCCGTGCTTCGTGCACAGGGCGTAGCGGTTGTGGCCGTCAAGCAGCCAGCCGTCCCATACGACGAGCGGATCGCGGCAACCTTCGGCCAGCAGGCTCGCTTCCAGCCCTTCCAGCTCGGCAGGCAGCAGCGGGTCGATGTACGCTTGCAGTTCGGGGTCGATATAGACGACAGGATTCATTTGCATACCTTCCAGTGGTGGCCACTCAAGCGCTTCTTCGTTTCATTTGCCTCGAATCGCATCAGCCTGGCCAATGCGAATTCGCGTCGTGCGGTGCGTGCGGCCGTCGATGCCTCATTGGCATAGGCACGGGTGCGGTTCGTGAAGGTGAACGCCTCGACTTCTGCTGCCAGTGCGAGCAGGCGTGCGCTGTCGTTACCCGCGCGCCAAAGTGCATCCGACAGCGGACGATTCGTTTCGGCCAGATAGGCGCGGCAGGAAAGTTTGCCTTTGCACGTGTATGCACCGGGCAGCCACGGGAACAGCGAATGGGCGTCTTCGGGCGGGATCGGCGCGCCCCCGTCGGCAATGACGTGCAGGTAGGTGCGCAGGCTCCAGTCCTTGGCCCAGGCAACGACGAAGTACTCGGCAGCGCGCTTCCGGGTCATCATGGGTAAATCCCCAGCAACGAGTGGACGACGGCCAGCAGTTCATGCTGCGTGCCGTAGAGCTGCTCGAAAGCGGCCTTGTTCGGGTGGACGGCGACCAGGCTCTTGTCGGCGCCGGTGCCCTGCTGGTGGCAGCCTGCGCACAGCGGCAGCACGAGCTGGTGGCAACCTGGCTTGGTCCGGCCTTCGATATGGTGGATGGACACGTAGTCGCTGGTGGGACGGCCGGCGACGCGGCAGGCGATGCAGCCGACTTCACTGGCCATGCGGTCCCACAGGCGCTTTTCCTCGGACGTGACGGCGCGTTGGCGTGTCTTGAGCGAGGTCTTACGCGGCGCCAGCTTGCGCGAGAGCGTGCCGTTGGTGAGGGACCAGTCGCGCCCCTTTGGTTTGAAGCCGGTGCGCTTCATGCGCCCGCCTGGCGGCGGAACGGGCGATCGTGACGATCTTCGTAATCCTCGCGCAGCTGCTCGCACTGGACGACGCCGGCGCACAGACGCTCGATCTGGCGGCAGCGCGCCGGCGGCACGCCGTGCTTGCGCCACCACTGCACCGCCTGCGGCGTCACGCCGAGGGCGCGCCCGATCGCCGACTGCGAGCCGACTTCGGCGACAACCTTGTCGATGGCCTTCTGTTCGCGGCGGCGGCGAGCGGCCCACATGCGGGATGAAAGTTTTTTCATAGCATGTATTCTACAAGCAATGCTTTAATTTGCAAGCGCCGCTTTAAAGATGAAAGTTTCGGTTGCGCGCAACGTGTGATATGTTGCTGTTTATGAACTTTGTACAACAGGGGAAAAGCATGCCAACCATTCACGAACGGATCAAAAGTCAGCGGATCAAGGAGGGTTTGAGCCGAGCTGAACTAGCGAAGGAGTGCGGCGTAACGCAACAGGCGGTATTTGCTTGGGAAGAGAGCGAGGCGATGCCAAGTTTCCACAGATTACAGAAAATTGCTTTCGTTCTAAAAGCAACAGTTGAATGGTTGACGATCGGAATTGATGTTAATGTACCAATAGCCGCGAACTACATACTCATACGACGGCTAGGGACTGAAAGTGACATAGGAGGCAGCGCCGTGCAGCATCATCAAGAGGTCGGAGACCTTCTCGACGACCACAACAGCTTTGCCTACCGCCGTGATTTGCTCGCCCAGCTCGGTCTGAAAGCCGAATGGTGCCGGGTCTTCATGGCACTCGACGACAGCATGAACCTGGGCAACCAGATGCTGGTCGACCTGGAGCAGACGAAGGTTCAGGACCGCAAGGTCTTCCTTCTCGAAACGCCGGCCGGCTATCAGGTGCGGCGTTTGTACCTACAGATCGACGGGTCTGTTCGGGTCTGCGCCGACAAGGACGATATCCCGGAACAGGTGGCGCCCGCAGCGGCCATCAGGATCGTCGGGAGGGTCGTAGCACATCAAGGCCCGGTTTAATTCGGCGCCTTCACCGCTAAAAAGCCGGCCTCGTGCCGGCTTTTATTTTTCCCCCCCCCGCTTTCGTACCAAATTTCATAGCGTTTGTTCCTTCTATGCAACAGGATTTAGACAAACACTTCTAAAGCCTGGGTTAAAAATATAAAGTCCCGCTTGAGTTCTAAAGCGAAACTTAAATACACTGGCTCCTGTTTCCATCGGAAAAAACAGGAGCCCCCACTTGGCGCACTCTCAACGCCTCACCATCCCCACCCTGGAACTGGCCGTCGGTCCCTATGAGGCCGCAAGCGTCCGCCTTTTCGCGCCCTTCCCGGTCGAAGTCACATACACCTACGAGCCTGGCTATGATGCCGTGCACACGCTGCCGAACGGCGACCCCGGCGAGCCAGGCCTCGACTCGTCGTTCGAGTTCGACAGCGTCATCACCCTCATGCCGCTGGTCCTGCTGTCCTGCGACGGCCTGCTGAAAATGGAAATGGCGGTCGGGTTCGACCTGCTGCCGCACCTGTCGCCGAGCGAACTGGAAGAACTGGAAGAACTGACGTTCGAGGCGCGCGACGAGGACATTGCCCAGGATCGCATCGACTTCATGCCGCGACCGCGCGCCTTCCTGCTGGGAGGCCGTCTGTGACCAAGCCGAAACAGACGCGCACGCACTGGAAGCAGCTGATCGACAAGCGCTTCATCGGCGTGTACTCGCTGCCAAACGGCGAGGATATGACCGTCACGATCCGCCACTGCGAGCAGCAAGAGGTGACGTTCAAGGGCGGGACAAAAGAACTCAAGATGCTGATCTGGTTCAATGAACTGAAAAAGCCCATGATCTGCAATCCGACCAACGGGACTATCATCCAGGGCCTGTATGGCTGGGCATGGGAGGGCTGGGTCGGCAAGCGCATTACCTTGACCGCCGACACGACCAAGATGGGCCGCGAAATCGTGGAATGCCTGCGCGTGCGCGAGAAAATCCCGGATGACGGCAAGCCGACGGAAGCGCTCAGCGAAGCGCGCCTGGCCGTGGCACTGGAGAAGATCGTCCGCGGCGAATACAGCGCCGACACGCTGCGCGCGAAGTTCGCCCTGACCGACGCGCAGCTCGCTCGCGTGGCCGAGGCCGAGACGGCGTTCCAGACCCCGGCGCCGCAGGCCGAATGATCGACTTCTCCTTCTTCTGCCGCTGCTCGTCGCTCGGCACCCTGATGACGGAGCCGCGCAGCATCGACCCGGCCCTGCTCGATGACGTGACCCGTCCGATCGCGGCCAAGAAGAACAAGACGCCCGAGGATCACGCGATCCTGGCCCCGTTGTTCGACATGACCCTGTCGGCCGGCGCGAAGACGATGATCGAATCGCTCGTGCGCCAGGAGGTCTACGGCTACACGGACGAGTTCTCGTCGAAATACACAGAGAAGGGCAAGAAGGTCGAGAACGATTCGATCGAGCTGTACAACCGTCGCTTCCTGACCAACTACGTCAAGAACACCGAGCGCCGGTTCAACGACTACATTCAGGGCGAGTGCGACATTTGCGCGCCCAAAAAGATCGTCGACATCAAATCGAGCTGGTCCCTCAAGACCTTTCCTGCCACCGCCGAAGAGGCCCACGACCCGGGCTATGAATGGCAGGTGCGCGGTTACATGTGGCTGTGGGACCGGGAAGAAGCCGAAGTCGCCTTCTGCATGGTCGACACGCCCGAGGACCTGATCGGCCATGAGAACCGCCACCTGCACAAGTTCGAGCGGCGCCACCTGATCGAACACGAGGACGGCATCAAGCGAGAACAGCTGGCGACGCAGCTGCGGATCACGACGGTCCAGTACCGGCGCGACCGCGCGCTGGAGACACGCATCATGCGCCGCGTCCTGGCCGGCCGCGCGCACGGCATCGCGTACAAAAAACGCATCTACGACCAACACCCTGACTAATAAAGGACTGTCATGGCATCAGTGAACAAAGTCATCATCGTCGGCAACCTCGGCCGCGATCCGGAAATCCGCTACATGCCGAGCGGCGACGCCATCGCGAACATCGCGGTCGCCACCTCGTTCAAGTCGAAGGACCGCAACACCGGCGAGCAGAAAGAGCTGACCGAATGGCACCGCATTTCGTTCTTCGGTCGCCTGGCCGAGATCGTCGGCCAGTATCTGAAAAAGGGTTCGTCGGTCTACGTCGAAGGCCGTCTGCAAACACGCAAGTACACGGACAAGGACGGGATCGAGCGCTACGCGACCGACATCATCGCCGAGAACATGCAGATGCTGGGTGGCCGCTCCGACGGCGCCGGCAGCGGCGCGCCATCCTCGCGTCCACCAGCACAGGCCCCGGCGCCACGCAGCCAGCAGCAGGGCGCGGACTGGAATCCAGAGGACATCCCATTCTAAATGTTGCTTGGAGGAAACATGCGTGCATTGAATATAAGTGAAGAGTTCCTGAAACACCAGATGGCGGCGGTCGACGGCGCGGCCGGAACCGACGACGAGTACGCCGAAACGATGAGGGGATTCCGCATGGAGCTGGCGATGGCCGTCGGCACCATGATCGCCGAGGCCGGCACGTTCGAGGCCTATTCGGAGTTCCTGGCCTACTTCTCGTCGGCCGTGTTGTACACGCAGCGGCAGCAGGCAGTGAGCATCGCCGTGCCGTCGCACGTGCGCCTGTCGCCGCAGCGCGCCGAGACGCCAATCGAGCCGGCCCCGGCCTTGCCGACCTCGGGCCCCGCGCGCAAGAAGCTGTACCTGCAACTGCCGCTCGAAGCGACGCTCGGTCCGCTCTACATGAACCGCAAGGAGATCGAGGACGCGCGCAACGCGCTCGCGCTGCGCCAGCTCGACGTGGCCAATGCGATCGGGATTCCGCAGAACTACATCAGCGAACTGGAGCGCGGCGTCATGGTCGGCACTGACCTGATGTACGAGCAACTGCGCCGTGTCCTGAAAAAGCCGCTGGAGGGCGCACATGGCTGAGCACAGCGATGACAACCTGGGCGTGGGAATCCCGCTGACCACGGCCGGCCTGCCGTGCATGGCCTGCGTCTTCGACGCGATCGGCACGCTGCTGACCGACGAACAGCTGGCGAGCATCCCCCGGCACGACGACGGCCTGAGCGCGGACGAGCAGCAGCGCTGCCGCCTGATCGGGGCGACTGTCGCGTATGTGTCCGACGAACTGGTCTCGTTCGCGGTCAAGCAGGTGGGCCCAGGCGCCGACGAAATCATTGGCGCGTGCGTCACCCGCATGTTCAACACGATGCGTACCCACGAAGCGGCCGAGAACTTCATCAACCGACTGAAAGCGAAAGAATGAACACACTGCGTAACTTCACCGTCTCCGAGCTGGCCGATTCTCTCGAAGAGGGCACAGAAGCAGTCCTGCTGAGCGTCGTCGACACGATGCCCAGCTTCGAGTGCTATTGGGCTTCGCTCATGGATGCGGTGCGCAAGAACAGCACGGGCGCGGCCTCGGCCTACGAGTCGATGGAGGACCTCATCGACTCGGAAGACGACGAGGCATACGCCGAAGTCGCCGGCAGCGCGATGGCCTACCTGAACGGAAAGTTCGGAGGCCTGATGGCCCACGAGTTCGGCGAGTCCGCGCCCATGCTGATCGACGCGTTCTGCGACCACGCGAAGGAGACGGCCGCGCTTTACGACGCCTCGGCCGAAGGGCCAGCGAACTGATGAACCGTCTGTTTGTCCTGCGCGAGCTGCAAAACCTGACAGCAGTCGTCAGCTTCCTGACGTTGAACTGGCACCACTTCGCCCGCGAGGGCAAGTTCCTGGCTGTGACCGTCTCGTTCTTCAAGGACAAGCGCAGCCTGGAACAGAACCGGCGCTACTTCGGCCCGGCCGTGCTCGGTGCGATCGTCGAGCAGGCAATCGTCGAGGGGCGCCGCTTCGGCAAAGCCGAATGGCACTACTTCTTCAAGGGGAAGTTCATCGGCTACGTCGACCTGCCGTTTGGCGGAACCCGGCCTATGTCGTCGAGTGACCTGAGCATCGAAGAATTCAGCAATTTCATGCACGAGGTTGAATCCTACGCCGCGAACGAACTCGGCGTGCAGTTCCAATAATCCAAAGGAGTTTCACACATGCCAAAACAGAACCCTGACGCCCGCGTCCAAAGCCCGAACCATTTCCTCAACCACCTGGTGTCGCACCTGAAGCTCAAGAACGACGCCGCGCTGGCCCGCTTCATGGATGTGGCCCCGCCTGTGCTGAGCAAAATCCGCCACAAGCGCCTGTCTGTCACGGCCAGCATCCTGATCAAGGCGCATGACGCGACGGGCCTGTCGATCAACCAGCTGCGCGATGTGCTGTACGCATCGGAGCAGGAAGTCGCGCGCTAAGCGATGAGCGCACCGACCGACAAGCCGGGCCCGGCGCGCCACGTCATCACGATCACGCCTGTAACGGACCTCGCGTTCGTCCAGCGCGCGGCGCAGATGACGACCCACGGCCAGCCCGTCAAGGCCCCGCTCAGGGCGTGGTATCGCACCGAGCACAGCCCGGTGCGCGCGCGCATGTTCTGGATCGAGCTGGCCGGCATCCCGACGTTCGTGTCGGTGCACCTGGTGCGCCATAAGCACGGCGTCGAGCACTTCGTCCAGAGCATGCGCGACGACCGGGGCGGCGCCGGCGATGACGTAGTCAACCGCAACACGCCGGTGAACCACGGCATGCTGATCAACGCCCAGGCGATCATCACGATCAGCCGCAAGCGCCTGTGCTACGCCGCGTCGGGGAAGACGGTCGCCACCTGGCGGCGCCTGCGCAAAGAAATGGCCGGTGTCGACGCTGACCTGGCGTATTACATGGTCCCGGAATGCGTCTACCGGGGCGGCGTGTGCCCGGAGTTCCGTGAATGCAAGCCCGGCCTGGAGAAGGTCATGCGGGCATACACGAAAAACCGCTGACCTGTGAAAGGGGGTGTCATACGTATGACACCCTGTGCTGAAAGGGGCGGGCCGACGGCGGACGAGGCCTGCCGTATCCATAGCCACTGAAGGAGAAAAATCTTGGTAACGTCCATCACCGCATACGTCTCCGAAGACGGGCAAGTCCACCGCGACCGCCGGGAGGCAGAGTTCGCCGACTACAACCTGTCAATTCGGCGCGACATCAATCGTTTCCTTGCCGAGGAAAAGATTGCCGATCCCGCCGGCGGGCCGATGGCAAACCTGATCGCCAAGTGGGACCTGTGGAGGCTCGGCGGCTACGCCGGCTGGGCGGCCACCATGCATTCGGAAGACCTGCCAGCACCGACCTCGGCCGCGAGCGCAGCCCACGGGCCCAAGGCTGTGGACACTCGCCAGCAGGAGCTGGTCCTCGAAGTTCACAATCCAGTTATCGTGCCGGCGGCGCCCTCTCCCCGCGAGCCGAAGCCGATCCCGGGAGACGGCAAGTCGTCGCAGTTTCGGCGCCTTGTCGCCGTCGTCGCACTGCCGGCCCAGTATCACCAACAGATCGAGGAAGAATTTGGTGACGAATTCAAGCTGCTGCTGGTCGATTACGCCAACTCCATGGAGAAGCTGGAGTCGCTGCGCGGGTATCACAAAGTGATCGTCATGACACGCCATGCGCACCCGCGCACAGCAGCGTTCCTGCGCGCCGTCGGCCAGGAGCCGCTGCGCGTTGAGGGCGGCATCGACAACCTGAGAGACGCGCTCACGGGCCTTTACCTGGCCACTGCCTGACCTGCTGAGCCGGGTGGACATAGTATGTCCACCCCCATACACCGGCAGCGCTCATCCGTAAAAAACCCATATTACCGCTTGGTATCCACTCGCTTCCCATGAGATAATTTTCGACCTTCCAAATCTCTCAGGGAAATCATGAAGACTATCGCGGTGGCGACACACAAGGGCGGGGTCGGCAAGACCTCGGCCAGCTTGAACATTTCCGATGCGTTTGCGCGTGCTGGCCTATCAGTTTTGCTAGTTGACCTGGACCCGCAGTTCAACGCAACCAGGATCGCTTTCTCCTATGATTTCCCGCCGCCCGTGCCGCTCGAAAAGGTGCTGTCGGGAGAGGCCACGATTGCCGAAGCGATCATAACCGACTGTCGGATTGACGGAGTTCACCTGCTTGGCTCGACTCTGAAATTGACCAACATCGAGCGCACGTTACAGCTGAACCCGTTCACGTCGACCAGGCTGCTGTCGGACAAGCTCAAACAGGTCGCCGGTATGTACGACGTGGTCGTGCTCGATTGTCCGCCGTCGCTGGGCAGCCTCACCGCCAACGCGCTCGCAGCTGCCGACCTGGTGCTGGTTCCGATCGACGCCGGGTCCAGACTGTCGCTGTCAGGCAGCGACGACATGATCGACTTCATCGAGCAGGCTAAGAGCGTCAACCCGCGGCCGCTGCGCTACGGGGCTGTACTGAACATGTTTGACGGGCGCACTACAGTGTGCCGCCTGATTGCCGGCAGCGCGAACCAGTATTTCGAGCATATCTTCACCACGCAAATCCCGAGCAGTACCGCTGTGCAGCAGGCCGAGTTGCTGGGCAAGACCATCCTGAAAGCCAACGTTCAGCATCAAGTCTCGCGCGCCGTCGTCGATCTGGCACGGGAGGTCATGGCTACGCTCGATCTGACGCCGCAGACCCAGGAGGCCGTATGACGAGCAAGATGGAAAAGGAGCTGCACGCTGCGCTGGGACCGCGTCGCTCACGCGAAGAAAAACGCAATGACGTTGCTACCACGCTTCTTGGCCAAGCTGGTCGTGAGTCGGTGGCGCCGGTCCTGTTGAAGCTGACACAGCTGGTGCGCTCTCCGTTCCAGTCGCGCGGAAAGCGCGACGAGGACTATATGGAGAACCTCGTCGAGAGTATCCGCACGGAGGGCCTGCTCGACCCGATCATTGTGCGTCCGCTGCCGGCCCCAGCCGATGCGGAGGGTGGACATACTATGTCCAGTTCACCGCCAATGTATGAGCTGGTCGCAGGCCACCATCGGGCCGATGCGTTTGGAATCTTGAGCCGTCCAGAAATCCCCGCTTTCATTCGCCACCTCACCGACGCCGAGGCCGCACGTGCACTCACTAGCGAGAATACGACGCGCAAAGGGCTGGGCGATTGGGAGTTGTACAAACACATGAAAATGCTCTACTCCGTCGGCGCCGTGGACAGCCAACGCAATGTTGCCCGTGTCCTCAATATCTCGCGGGCAGCGGTGCAATCACTGGAGTCCTTCGCGCTTCTGCCGCAAGCCTCTGGCGAGCTGCTCGACGATCATCCTGACCTGGTGGGCTACAACCTGGCCGGCAAGCTGAAACTCTACTTGCCCGAGCATCAGCTGCATGTGTTCGACGCGCTGGTTCTGCTATCGAAGGGCAAGCTGACGCAGGCCAGCGTGCCGGCGTGGATCGAGGCCAAGGTAAACCCGCAGCTGAAAAAGCAACGCAAGGAATTTACGCTTGCCGGCGGCGCACGCCTGATCGTGACGCCCGACGGCGCCCGCCTGAGCGGCAACCTTAATTACGAACGGCTTCAGAAATTGATAGAAGAGAATATTCACACTCTTACGCTTAATGAATAACTTGAATATTCACCAAAAGTAACGGTGCGACACATGTGTATCTTGCTGGGGTAAGGTCCTGAATATTAAGGCAAATCGTTCTAAAAAGCATTGCAATGGCGTATTAATGGTCTATAGAATGTATGTTTCTTTTATTACCGGGCATTAACGATGTCATATCGCGCGATCGACGAAGTGTTTGCATTTCTTGCGGAAGAAGCCGAAGGCGACGGCGTGCCGGCAGTGAGCAAGGGGTCGATGCTCTATCCGCTGATCACGGGGAACAAGGCGCTGCTGCCGCTGTTGCGCAAGGATGCTCAGCTCGTCGCCGACACGGCAGGTGTTCGGGTCCGGCTGGTGCGCTTCACCGCGCGCGAGGACATCGAGACGATCAACCCGACCGGCGCCGGCAAGCAGTGAAGCCGGGCATGACACCGGAGGAAGCGGAGTTGACGACGACGCTCGCTGCCGACCTGATCAACCTGATCAACAGGCCGGAATACCAGCACCTGGACTGGCTGCATGCAGTCGCCGCGTTGTCCTTGGCCGGGCGTGGCCTGGCCGCTCGGGTCATCGCGGACGATCCGGCGATGACGCTGGACCGGGCGCGGCGCCTGATGCTGGGACAGTTCCTGCACGTGCTGAACATGCCGCCTGAGATCGTGACGGTCGTCGACGCCGACGGCGAGGGAAAGGCTGCGATGATCCCGCTGAAGAAGCATTGATGGACCCGGCGATGGATCGAGACGACAGCGACGCGATGCGCAATGCGGCCAGCATCATCGAGCTGCTGGCCCGCGCCGAGGTGATCCTCGCGCGCGTGAAGGAGCTGCGCAGTCCCGGCAAGCCGCTGCTGGTGCGGCTGTGGAACATGCGCCGTGCGGCCGTGCTGATCAACGAGGCCGATTATCTGCTGGAGCAGGCGACGCAACTGCAAGGACTGCATCTGCCACCGGAGAAGCGGCCCTGGTATGTGCCTGGGCGACGGCGCCTCCTGGTTCTCCAGTGGGTAACGGGAACTGCCAACGCGTACTCGGCGATCGGACACTTGGCCAGCGGCCGGTATCTGTTCGCGGCTGCGTCGGTGTTTTGCATCTGGTTATGCGCAATGTGGGTCATCCCACGGAAATGACGAGGACTTGAAATGAGCGACTACGAAAACGGAAAACGCACGCCCGAAGAGGCCGCCGCGATATCCAAGGAATTCCTGGAGACGATCGGGACAATGATGTTGCGTATGGAAATGCACCCACGCATGGCCATCCACCTGTTTGGCCTGTTTGCAAATCGGCTCGTCGAAAACGAGGAGTCGAGAGGCGAGGATCGTAACGAGATGGTTATGCGCACGCTCAACGACTTCATGGTCGGGCTTGGGATCGGGAACAGCGTGATCAAAAGGGTGGAAGGCGAGGAAGCGGCGCAACTGATCGCCGAGATCGAGCGCGAAACCGGCGGGCACCCGGTGCAGTGAGGACGACGATGAACGATTCGATGATTGTCTCGCGCATGATTTTCGGCGCCGAATGCGACCCGGCCCTGCTTGACGCGATCCGCCCGCCCGGCACCGACGAAGACGTGCAAATCTCGCTGTGCGTCTTCCAGACCACGGCGTCGCGCGGCGCGGCGACCGGCCGCGTGCTGTGCTGCTGGGCCGGTGGACACCTGGAGCCGTCCGGCGAAATCCTCATGACGCCGGCTGGGCAGGCGGCTGTCGACGCACTCATGCGCCTGCCGGCCTGCATGGACGACCAGCCGGCCGAGAAGGGCAGGCTCGTGGTGCGCGAACTCAAGGTCGGCAAGACGCCGCTGCGCGAGAAGGTCATCGACGCCGTGCTCGAAGCCGAGCCGGGCGACCGACTGTGCTTCCTCGGCGACCTGGCCGGCGAGCTGGACGGACAAATGTTCCTGACCTTTAACGCGGCCGAAGGCGAGCCGATCCTGCTCGGGGAAGACAAATGACCTCATTCGCCGATCTGCCAACGAACGAACAAGCGTTCGTCAAGGCCGTCGCCAAACTCGGCATGGACCACGGTGTGTCCGTGTTCGATGCAATACGCCTGTTTGGCTTCACCACGTATTTGTTGACGATCCACATGGCGGCGCGGGAGAAAGCGGACGAGGACCGCTATTTTGCACTGGCCGAACAGGCGCTGTCGAAATTCGCGCAAGGGTATGGGGTCAACGAGGGCGGCGATCTCAACGGTGAACTGGAGAAGAACAAGGACGCGCTGCACTGATGAACAACCCAATAGCAGGAGACGAAGCTGTGAATTACGAAACCAACGTCGACAAGGACAAGCTCGCCGAGCTGGCCGGGCAGATGACGGGCATGCACATGGAAGCGATCGCCGCGCTGCAAGAGTACGGCCTGACCTGGCAGGACGTTGCTTTCGCCGCGATGGTGTCGATCAAGGCGCTGGCCAGGATGCACGACGCGGAGGACGACGAGCTGACGCGGATCGTCGCGGTCGGCATGGCCCAGCCGGTGATGGGCAAGCGCTTCGAGAGCGAGGAGGAAGCGACCGAGTGGATGCAGAACGAGGGCCTGGCACCGTCGGGGCCGACGCATTGAAGCCGCTGCATGAGACCTTCCTGATGCTGCTTGTCGTGGTTGCCGGCACCGTGGTTGCGACGGCCTCGCACTTCTGGACGCCGTCGTTCTGGACCAGCTTTGCCATGGTGACGGCGCCGATCCCGGTCGGCTATGCCAGCGGCCGGATAACTGCGCGCGTCATGACACTGATCGGACGCGCTGCGGGGGCAGGATGACAGAGACACTGCACCTGTGGACAATTTATCAACACCCACGAGATTTTCCTGATGAGTTCGTCGCCCGCCTGTACCTGGTGCCCGGCGGTCCGAACTTCGGCGCGACCAGTACGATCCTGCGCGGCGCGACCCTGGAGGCCGTGCGGGCGCAGCTGCCGCCGGACCTGTACAACATGGGGCGTCAACCCGAGGACGACGCCTGCATTGTGGAGACATGGATATGACAATCGACTCGATCCGCGAATACCCGGGCTATACCGGCGGGTTCACGCGTGACCAGGCCCCGGGCGCGCTGCGCAACGGCACGCGCATCATGAAAGCAAATTCCGAGGACGGAGACGGCCACCCGAACGGCGCGCTCGGCACCGTCCTGGGCAGCATATCCGATCCGAACGTGGCAAAAGGCATGGTGATGTACTTCATCGAATGGGACGCCAGGCCGAAGGTCGCGGTCGGCACGATCGGCTTCAAAGTCGTGCCCGCATCATGAAGCGCGAGTTCCCCCTGTGCGCTTGGTGCGACGAGCCGATCCTGCCGGGCGAGCACACGTCCATGGGCGGCGTGCATTACGAATGCGGCCTGCGGTCCGTCATCGGATCAGTAGGCCATCAGAAGGGCCTTTGCTACTGCTATGGCGGAAGCGAGGAAGACCCACCCGGGCTGACGCGGCGCGAAGCGGCGATCGCAGCAGCCGAATACTTTAACCAGAACCAAGCGAGAAATGAACAATAAAGCACTGAACCTGCCAGGCCTCGACGAGATCGAGGAATTCCACGCCCTGAACATGCAGCTGGCCGAGCTGGAACAGAAGATCGCCGCGATGCGGCCACGTGTACTGAGCCGGGCCCGCCTGGTGGTGGCGCAGATCATGGCCCAGCACGCATTTGAGCCGGACGTGGTGGCCAAGCCGAAGCGCACCATGGAAGGCGCCGGCCAAGCCAAATACCGCGACCCTGTCAGCGGCAAGACCTGGTCGGGCATGGGCCGCATTCCCCTGTGGATTCGGGACAAGAACTACAACGACTTCGTGATCCTGCCCGAAAAGACGGCCGTCGCACAGCAGGGGTAGCAAGGGCACTAGCATGGCAGACGAGAGCGAAAGCAACGGGGCGATGAACGCCCTGCAAAGAATCGAATACACAGGCAAGGTACGTGGTGCGCTGGACGCTATCAAGGAGCGGGTGCCTGACCGCATGTCGCACTGGCCCGAAGACGTGCGTGCGATCGCAAACGAGCTGGCACGCTGCTCGCTGTTCTCTGCCCGAAACCCGCGATCGCCGCGTCTGCACTACAGCAATGCGCGCCTGTTCTCGATCGGCAAGGACAAGATCATGTACACCGGCGAAGAACTGCGCGCTCTCGACCAAGGCGTATGGCTGACCGCCATCCACAAAGCGCGCCGCCTGGAGGGCGATCGCCTTGTTGTCACCGTGACCAACATTGAAATTTGCAAGCTCAACGGATGGGAGCCGAAGCAGTCCTACTACACCGAAATCTACAAGTCCTTTCAGCGGCTCAAGGCAACATCGTTGGCCGTGCACTCGAAACGACTGGTCATGGCGGTGATGTGCGCGCGGGCGCGTGCGAGCAACGCTCCGCCCGACGAACTGGCCCGGCTGTACGAGGAACTGGCCGCCTACGATCGTGGGGAGAGACCCGAGAACGACGAGGGCAACGGCCTGATGCTGTCAATGATCGGTTCGCCAGTGTTTTCCGGTGGCAATGGCACTTCAGTTGACGATGTTCCGCAGGGGAACCTGACCTGGGACGTTGTGATCGAGCCGGAAATGGCAATCCTGTTCGCGCAACCCTTCCTGACATTCATCGGACAGCCCCTGCGCGAGTCCCTGTCATGGACGGCGCGCGCGCTTGTGAGCTACTACGCCAGCCATGCCAAGCCGTTCGACGTTCTCATCAGCACCTTGGCCGAGTACCTGAAGCTCGACGGTGAATTCAAGGCGAACCGGCGCACGGTCTTGCGCGCGCTCGAAGAACTCGTCGAGAAAGGGTTCCTGCTCGAAGCGACCCCGAAAGAAGCCCGAGGCGACACGACCGTGAGGATCGTTCGTGCCAAATATGCAACCGAAAATGACGCACCTTCGGGGGGGGAGTAACCGAAAACGACGCACCTTGGGGGGTATGGCAACCGAAAATGACGCACCTTCATCCGAAAACGACGCACCCATTTCCGAAAATGACGCACCAATTTCCGAAAATGACGCACCGGGGGGTACGAAATCGGTGCACGTTATCAACAACTTAGCTCACTTATCCACAAGCGTTAACATCTTTTAACCTCTTTATAACCAAAACCGGGGGCAGATAGTAAAAAAAGCGTTACACAAAGGTAATGTCGATTAAAGCAGACTTGTAAAGCAGACTTAAAGTATTTGACTCACCTTTCCTAATCGTCTTATCGACCTGTAGGAACCGTCCTACGAAATCTCACCAATACTCACTGATGGTTTAGCAGATATATGAAATGAATCATCAACTTGCGTGATGTAGACTGCGAGCAACGTAAAAACGCTTAATTACAGGTAGCAATAAGAATTTCTTGAATTTCTTCTTTGGAATTAAAGTAGGACAGGGTAGGATGTGTCATCGCCCTTAGTGTGGACTTGTAAATGAAGAACAAAAACTGGACTGATAGCGAACTTGACCGGCTTGCACGCGCCCTGATAGTAAGATACCCAGCACGTATCTTCGAGACCGTGACCAAGCCGCACCAGATCGACCTGAGCGACGCCGAGTTCACGCCGGTGCTGCATTCGACCTTGGAATCGCAACGCGCAGCAATGCGGCCGAAGCTGAACCGGCTCAAGCATGATCTGCTCCAGGCCTTCATGCGCGTCTCTGGACGCCTTGCAGCAACGCCGGACGACGACGACCAGGTCACGGCGAGCACAGACCAGCCACCCAGCATTGACGAGAGCCCCAGCAACGCGTCAGAAACGGCCTCCACGGCCTCGCAGGCCGACGAGGAAGGGAAGGGCAGCAGCGAAGCTGATGCTGAGCCTGGGCTCGGTAAACGGATTCACTGGACGACCGACGAATGGCGGTTCTGCGCACTTGCCCTGCATACGATTTGCCAGCCGCTTGATCTGATCAACGCCAAGGACGCCACCGGCGTGACGCTACGTGAACTCAACATGGCGGCGAGCATGATGGAACCGAACCGCCAACGCCGCTTCAACAACCTGGCCGAGCCCATGAGTCGTCTCATGCGCGTTTATGCCGAAGCCCGGGAAACCCGCGATCCCTTCTATTTCGGCCCGGCCGGCCAAGCACTGACACCTGACGCCTCGACTGGCGCGCCTTCTCACTCCGAATCCACCGCACCTGAACAACGCCCTGTCCTGGCCGTGCCGCGCACGACCGACGGCAAGGTGTTCTGGACCGCTGAAGAATACCTGGCACTGGCAAAAGCCCTGCTGCCGCAGTATCCAAAGGCGATGGAAGGGGACCTGCCAGGCCTGACCAGCGGCGAGCTGGCGAGGGCCGTACAGTCCGCATTGCCGCCAGCGCGCCGCCGTCGGATGGCGAATCAGGCGCACGTCACCAGCTTTGTGCGGCGCCTGCGTGACGCGATCGCAGGCAGGCCGATCTGGACTGCCGAGCAGTTCGCCGAAAGTGGCGTGATCGACACCGACGACCAGACAAAGGATTTCAGGAGCGGACCACGCATCAAGTGGAACGACGAAGAGTGGGACGCGCTGGTACGCAAGCTCCACGAGCTGGAACCCGAACTCGAAGACTTCCCGCAGCGCCTGACGCTCGCCCGGCTCAACGAAGCGAGTAGCATGATGGCCCGGCCGCGCCGGTTCTTCCACGTCGGCTCAACCCGCGCCTTGCTCAACGAGGCCAGGTCCCGCATTTCGATGGGCCAGTTCCGGCGCGCGCCACCCCCGGTCGACCCGGAAGTCCCGCCGATCCTGGCCACGCTGCCGGAACGGGCCCCCGTCACGAACCCGGCCCTTCCGGCGGACAAGCTGTTCAGCAAGGTCGAATGGACCCGCGAAGACTGGCTGGCCATTGCCCGTGAGTTGCACCGCCTGTTCCCGGCCTCGAACTACCCCAAGCGCGGCAACCTGACGGGCCTCGACAGCCATGACGTTGCGTTCGCCCAGGAGCGCGCGCTGCCGCTGGAGCGGCAACGGCGTCATCTGAAAGTCGCATCCTTCAGCACGCTCAAGTCCTCGCTGGAACGGGCTTTCCTCGACCTGAACAACGAACTGGAGGGGATTACCCCTGAGCCGGCGCCCGCGCCGGAACCTGCGGCCGCGGCGAATCCGGCGCCGGAACCAGCTCCCGCACCGACAGCGGCACCACAACCGGCGCCGGTGCCAGTCGTCGCCACGGCAGCAGCGCCCGAGGCGCCTGCGCTCGACCCGTACCGCGTCGCTTTTGCTCCCCTGGTTTCCCTGCTCGCGGCCGAGGTGGCAAACCAGCTGCGCCCGATGCTCACGCAGTTCATCAACGAGGCCGTGGCCGTGGCCCTGATGGCGCAGCCGCAGGCAGCAGAGCCGGACACACTTGCGGAAGAGGAAGAAGAAGCATTGCCGGCGAACGTCAAGGCCGCGCCGTGCGTGCCGATCACGTCCTCGAAGCTGTATGGCGACTCGAAGCCTCGCGTCGAAAAACCGAAGCGCGTGATGGTCGGTGTCCTGGTGAACAGGACCAGCCAGTACCAGCAAGAGCTGGAGAAGGAGTTCCCGCAGATCGAGGTCCGCTGCATCGACGCCGACCACAAGGCGCGCATCGACAGCTTCGCACAGGTCCAGCTGGTGGTGGGCATGGCCCGCTTCATCAGCCATTCGGCCGCGCGCAAGACGAAGAACCTGGTCGGCGACCGCTATATGGAGTGCAACGGCGGCATGAGCGAGCTGAAACGCATCATCGGCCTGTGGCTGAAGGCGAACGAACCGCAACTGTCGACGGCCTGAACCGATGTACTACATTCTGACCCCCGACAAGCTCGCCATTCCCTGCAAGAACGTTATTGAATGGGCGATGTGGTTCGAGAACATGGAGCGCCGCCGAGTTGCTCAGGACACGATCGACAACAACTGGGTGAGCACGGTTTTCCTCGGGCTCGACCACAACTTCCGGCCGTCTGGCGACCCCATCCTGTTCGAGACGATGGTCTTCACAGATGGGGAGAGCGGGTCGATGGACCGCTACCGCACCTGGGCCGAAGCTGCCGCCGGCCACGAGCGGATCGCGTCGATGCTGCGCCACGAGCTGCACGTCGCCGGCCAATGCTCGATTGCCGCGCTCAGGGCCGTGATGGCAACGAAGGTGGCAACATGAGCGGTATCTACTACGTGGCCGTCTATGGCGGCTTCCTGGTGACGGAATTCTATGACACGTCCGTCGGCCCGAAGGCGAAGGCGTACACGGTCGCGGACCCGCGCCTGGCCACGCCGTTCCCCACGTTCGACCAAGCCGACCGCACCGCGAAATGGGCAACGCACCGCCTGTATCCGCCGGACCTGCGCTACTTTGCGATCCTCGTTCCGGCGGTCGAAGAAGCATGAGCCAGTACACCGTGCGCCGCGAGGAAGGCTGCGTCGTCATTGAGGGCAGCGTCCCGATCGACGAGTTCGTCGGGCTGGTCGAGGTGTGGGAGCGCCGGGACGAGAACATGATCCTCGACTCGATGCTGGCCCACCGGCTCGGGGTGAACTTCGTCCTCGGGACGGAACAGGCCTGCACCGCCTGGCGCGTGAAGCTTGGCCTCGCTTCCAACGAACCGCAACAGAACAAGGAGTATTCAGATGATTAACGAGGAAATGGTCGTCGTGTCGAATGAGACGACGGCCGCGCTGGCCGAACGCATCGAGAACGGAACGCTCGATTACGACGATGTGACCGACCTGATTCTGGTCGCCATGCGGGAAGCTGGAATGCACGCCCGGCCTCGCAAGACCATCATCAAACAGCTGCGCAAAGACTACCCGACGCAGCAACAACTGATGAACTTCGTTCGCAAAGACCTGATTTGCTATTGCGCGCCGGTGCCGCCCCCGCTGCAAGCCGTGACGAAACACTGATGACAGACCTGGCGACGATCCGCGCGCGCGAGAAGGACCCGGCCACGTTTGAGCATGCCGAACGTGTCGGCGCGGCCATCAACGAGCGCATCGACACGCCCGGCATGACCGCGCTGGCCAAGCAGGCGAGGGCGGCCAAGAGCGCGCGGGCGAAGGTGATTCTGCTGCGCCAGATGGCCGACAAGGTCGGGGAGGCCGCTGCGGGCCTGGTGCCGTGCTCGAAGGGGTGCAGTCATTGCTGTCACATGGCGACGATGATCCACCTCGAAGAAGCGCGCGCCATCGAAAAAGCGACGGGCGTCAAAATGGTGCCGCAGAAGACCTACAACGTCGACCTGCTCAACGTCGAGAGGCTGCGCAATCGCTACGACGGCGTCGCCTGCCGCTTCCTGGCGAACAACGCATGCAGTATCTACGCCGAACGGCCGCTGGCCTGCCGGCTGCATACCGTCGTCGCACCCGACGCGACGCTGTGCGAGATTGTCCCGGGCGAGAAAATCCGGGTGCCGAGCATCGACACGCTGCAATACGACCTGGCCATCACGCAGGCCTACGGCGGTCCGCTCGAAATGAAATACGCGGATATCCGCGAATTCTTTCCACCGAAACCTACGAAGAAAGGAACGTGACGATGCAACCAGATGAACTCGTGGCCGGTGCTTCGGTGATCGGCTTGCCATTCCAGCGGCCGGTCGCGGTCTACCTGCCGCCGGACGGCCGTGATCATTCACCGGCGTACAGCTTCGAGCAGCGGGAAGAATACGCGCTGGCGGCCGTGGAGTTCGATCGGCGCCTGCGCAAGGCGGCGCCGGACCTGCGCGACCATGAAGTTGCCCAGCTCGTGAACCAGCTGCGCGACACCGCGCGCGTCTACGGCGACACCGGGCAGCTGCGCTCGCGCATCCAGTCGATCATCCTGCCGCTGTTCGGGCGCCGTTCGGCCGTGAGCATCCTCACCGAAGCGCAAACCTACATGATGGCCAAGGTCATCGCCCGGCAGATCAGCGAGTACAGCGGCCGACCCGCCGAGGTGTGCTACGCCCCGGTCCTGTTCGCCCTGCAAGACCTGTACGCTACCCGGCAGCTCGCGGCATGAACGATCCACGCTACCCCGACTATTTCTGAACGACATATGACCGAAAAAGACCACCTGCTTGAGACGATCGGCGCCGTGCGCGAAGCACGCCTGGCACTGCTGCAAAAGCCCGGTGCGCTCGACGAGCTGCGCGCCGTGATCAGCCGCATGGACGACGACGACACGCGCACGTTAATGATGAGCATGCTCGAAGACGACCTGCGCGTACTGCGCGAGCGCCAAGAACAGGGTGCACAGGACCCGAACGCCTGGCGTCGCCAGTGCTGCCCGCACTGCAATTGCCGGGCAGCGAACGAGCTGCAAGCGGCGCAAAAGTTCTGCGACGTGTGCAATGTCTTCTACCAATCTTAACCCGGTGTTGTCTACAGGAAAAGCCGGTGTTTCCTGCAAGCAACGCCCTTCGCATAATTAACATTATGTCAACTTTTCCTGATAAACAACTTCGTGATTTGATCGACCGCGCCCTCGCGCACGCGCGCCAGGTGATGGTCCAGCACGGCGAGGTTCCGCCGGTGTTCACGATCATCGGCCGCGAGGCGCAGATCGTTCCATGCGACTTCGCCAACGAGGCCAAGAAGGAAATGATGGCCCTGATGGTGCGCGAGCTGGTCAAGCTCAATGACGCGCATACGGTGCTGCTGATCTCCGAAACCTGGACGCTGCCCGAAGGTACGACGGCCGACGTGGCCGCGGCCCTGTACAAGAAGTACGGCCAGCTGGCCAACATGCCGCAGCGCGTCGAAGCCGTCATGGTGTCCGCCGAGACCCGCGAGGGCCAGAACTGGCTGGCACTTGCGTCGATCGAGCGCAAAGGCCGCGCCGTCAGGCTGGGAGCGACCAAATACATGGATATGAGTGGCGAGGACCTGACCTCGTCCGGCCGCTTCGCCGGCTGGTTCGCGCCCGAGGTGCGCGCCCACATCGACGACTTCATCAAGAAACAGGAGGCCCCATGAATATTTCGCAAAAAATTAGCGAGGCGTTCCGCGCCTTGACCGAAGTGAATGGCGTGCAAGCGGCGAATCGCGCCGTCGCGTCCTGCGCGGCCGACGTGTCGATGATCTTCTTGCCCCGGACCCTGTACCAGGACCTCGTGTCGCGCAGCCGCGTGCCGGACCTGGCACGCTACAAGGGCAAGACCATCGTTGTCGTAAGCGACCCGATCCAATGACGTTCCGCGTCCCTGAAAAATTCCGCATGACGAAGGGCCCCTTCGCCACCTCGAAGGCCCACGGCTGCAACGGTCTGTTCTTCGTGCCGGCGGCGCGCCCCGACGTGCTGCGCGTGATCGTCAGCGACGGCGAAGGCTGGGAGCACGCATCGGTGTCCCTGCCCCACCGCTGCCCGACGTGGAAAGAAATGAGTCTCGTCAAAAGCCTGTTTTGGGATGACGAGGACTGCGTCATGCAGCTGCACCCACCGAGAAGTGACTGGATAAATAACCATTCGTTCTGCCTGCACATGTGGCGCCCGATCGGCGTCGAGATTCCGCGTCCGCCTGCCCTGATGGTCGGCATCAAGGAAGCAGGTGTGCTGAAATGACAACGAAGAAAGGACACGTCATGACCGACCCGATCGCCCGCGCCGTCAGCACGATCGCCGTCGCCGGCGCCGCTGCCGGCATCGCTTTCGCCTCACCAGGCTATGCACCCCTGGCCGTGATGGGCCTGATCGGCGGCATCTACTTCGTGTGGGAGTCGGCATGACCCCGGGCGACCTGGAGAAGCACTGATGCACCAGATCGAGCCGGATGAGTGCGCGGCGAACATGAACGGGCACAGGTTTGGACCGCACGGACCAGGCGGGGAGTCGCAATGCGAGTGGTGCGGCGAGGCGCCGGCCGCCACGCCGGACAAACACATAGAAAAAGAGGAGTGATAATGGGAGTCACCAAGAAAGCACAGCGGATCGCCGAGCAGCTGGTCGGCCTGCACTACAACGCAGCGATGCGCAAGCTGGACGGCACGCGCTGCCGCTACCGTTTCATCGTCTCGATGGGCCTGGCCTGCGGCCGCAACGCCAACGTGGGCAATTCTGACATCTGCCTGTTCAGCGACGAGAACGACCGTATCACGCGCGCCGTCGTCGGCTCGAAGGGGATTTACAACGATCCCGAGTTCCTGGCCCTCGAAGCCGCGGGGAAAACGCACCTTGCCATGTGCACGCCCTACGACGTGGCCGACTACCTCACCAGCGAGGAAGCGATCGCCGCCTATGCTGACGAGTTCAAGGACGAGACGGACCCGAAAATAGTGGCGCACGTCCAGGCCGATGTTGACCGTGCACGCGCGCGCCTGCCGACAAAGGAATTGATGTGACCGAATACGTCGATCTCGAAATCCGCCTGCCCGACGAGCAAGCGCGTGACCTGCATCTTCTTGCGCACCGGCTCGGCGTGACGCCGAAAGACCTGATTGCGGACGCGCTGGCCGAAGCCGTCGCTCCCCTGCCCGGCACCAGCCGCGCGGTGCGTGAGGGCCGCTATGTCGGCGTCTGCGTCGGCAAGCACGTGCGCTGGCACAAGGGCTTGCGCGGGCTGCGCAAGCGCCTGC